GACCATCAACGGGTAAATCAGAAGTATCCCTTGTTGCTCACCCACTAGGCAGTCTGCCATCTACAGTAATCAATGGTGCTGGAAAAGAGGTTCCGGTCACCTATTGTAAACTTGCTCAAGTTGATATTTCCCCGAGTTATGAAGTAAAGAAAATTTTTGACATCAGAGAGTCTGTAAATGCAGATTACCAACCCATTGCAGAATGGCTTACAAGACCATGGGATGACAACTTGATTAACCTATACGAGCAAGTGGATAATTATTCGACCCTGTGGATGACCCCCAATACTTGCATGAATCAAGAATACTTAGCACTATCTGATGATTTAATCATTGTAGAATAAAATGACCAAAATTTCCCCAAATTTTAACATAGGTGACTACGAACTCTATGGGTATTCCAACCCATTCCTATCAGAAAGTCAAGCTTCATCTGTCCAACAAGTTGGAACCAGAGTTAGTAACCAATTAGATTGGTTAGCTCAGCTATTAGGTTGGAGCGGTGATGAATACTGGTTTAGTCTTGCTTCAAACATAGACCAAAAACGACAACTCTTGGGTGGTACTTTTGGTGTTTACAATAGCTCTGTATTTCCTGCCGTCAAAGAAATTAGGAACTGGGAAGGCTCCATTGTCGTTGAATCTGATAACAGAATACAAATCGGTCAAATTTTGACATTGGGTGATTACTCGTACGAAATAAAGGGTGTCCAAAAAAATAGCCAATCCTTATCGTTGTTTATTAGCGAGTTTAATGATCAATTCATACTTGATTACTCTATCGGTAGCCAAATTAAAATTGATATAGAAAGTACTCGACCAGCCCCATTCTATAGGCCAACTCCAGGCATCTCTGCTGATGCTTCATTTTTGGTTAACCTAGTAAATGAGACTGGTTCCATAGTTCTCCACCCAGATTTTGATAACCAATACTCTTTACCGTATGTATTCAACATATTTTATGCGGGGTCCAGACTATACTTTGATAAACCCGTACAGCTCATCATTTCTGAAGAAGTTACCATAAATCCAACCTATAGTTTTGAAACAAAGTCATGGTTCCTAGACATCCCCCTAAATCTAAAATTAGAAGGTCTTGGAATTAATGCCCTGTTAAAGTATGATGAGTACAGCTCTACTTTCCTGGTACTGCCTTGGTCATTCAATAGTGACTGGAATTGCAAATCCGTCTTAGATAATTTTACAGGGGTCTGGGGAAATAAGGGCGGATTTTTACCATTTAATTTCGTATTTGATAGCCTTAGCTTACATGGTTTCGATGAAAGAAACTCCCTGTATTTGGCGCCAGTGGAGAGAAAGATACCATTTAATGACATTTTAAATTTCATTTACTACCAGAAGGCAGCAGTAAGCCCTACTGCCCCGTCCCCAAAACAAAATCAAATCTGGTGGAATAGCCAGACAGGATCATTTTCGGTTTACGACGGGGGCGGCTTCAACTGTGGCCCATGGGTGGAGATAGAGTATCCTGAAGATGGTAATTTCCCCTTAATCCCTGATTTCTTATTCCCTGATTATAATAGTTTCTCTAGCTATACGGACCCAATTACAGTCGGGGCAGTCGTTAGGATCTTAGACGCCACCGGGCTATCAGAAGCTGATGGAGTTATAGGTCTGTCTGGGGTCATATCCGGTACTTGCCAAATCGACCTGTTCAAACCATCTGATGAGGGGCACTGGCAGCTGCAGTCCGTAGTATACCCTGATGAGGCAAACTTTTCCATAGACGCCCCCATTTTACCTGCAAGGGTAATTATCAAACTAGAGAATTCGGCATCCCTTAGCCCATCCACTAGTAGCTATGTGATTGCCAACCTATTGGCAAACCTGGGGGGCCCTTACCCCCTGATCTTATCAAGGTGGGATAATCAGCCGAGGAGTCCTTGGTATATTTCACCCCCGTCCAAATTAAGGTACATCGGAGATACCCGTCTCTTTGGCGATGAGCTACAAGATGGGGAATTATCTTGGGATTACAGTAACCCCGACCCACAGACAAGGGGGGCATCTATCTTCTATTATAATCGGTGGGAGTTGGTGGGCACCCAATGGGAACTACAAGGAGACTGGGTAGACATCAATAGTTTCACCCCTGCTGTCCCATCATCAGCTGTCAATTTTGATGCTGTTAAGGTATTTTGTAACGGTGTACCACTAGAGCCATCTATTCCGTATCAAACTGAGGACTTTCAAATAGTTTTTACAGTTGACAGCCTGAATGGAACTTTTAATTTTTCCTACAATACAATGACTTTCGAGGGAAAAGTTAAACTCCCGACAGTAATAATAACGGATTCGCTGACTTACACATTTAGACACGACATCTCCAACTTGGTATTCAGTGGGTTACAAATCTACATGTCCCCCAACGTAATGGACGCTTCTACTTCTTTGAGAATTTGGAAGACGAAGCCCATGTATGTGGCCAATTCCGTACCAGAGTTGGACATGCATGACAATGCCCTCGTGGCGGATTTAAATTCAGGAGTAGGCGATGATAACTGGGAGAATTATTTCCTAAGGTTACCACCAGCCTACCAAAGGAACGGACCAGAGTGGCAAAAAGTAAACCTGATTTGCCAAGATTTTGGCTTATGGGGGTCCCCTTTATCTCCAGAAGACATGGAGTGTCCCCCTCAGCAGGAGCAACCAAGAATTTACGACGATGTGTTTCTATACGGTTTAGAACCATCGAGTCCTACTTATCTGTATTCTGAATCTTACTTATATTCCAATGTAAGGTACGGCCTAGGTCTGGAAGAGGACTACCTAAATGCCGCCATATTGCCGGGTGCGGACATTGATTTTGATGATTTCTCAGGGTCCAAAATAGTGGAATACGCTCCCCTCCACGACCGTAGAGCGACCACTGAAGCCACATCAGATAAAGTCTATGGGGATTGGGAAGGGGATTACTACAGAGCTGACGAATGCGGAAGACTATCTGGCCACTTGGCTAATGACTTGGAAGATTCAATTATCGAAAGAGTAGACGCACCACTCTGGGATTCCAGTATCTATAAAATTCCAACTACTTGTGTCATAAACGAAGAATCTTACAGAGTAGACGCCAACCACTATAAGGTCGGCTATGCGTATTTTGCTGCTGATTTGTCGGCCGCTGATGAAACTTTCTTCGACCCATTTAATCCTACATCTTGGAAAAAATGTACGCAAAGAACCTCCCTCTATTTGACCCCGTGCCCGGATTGCCCATAATTGATCTGTAACAATAAAGTCAGGGTAAAAATCCACCATACAAACAAATTATTATGACCACCAAAAGAAAAAACTTGGATGAGACTCAGGATTTGACTCCTGATAGCGCCGAGGGCGCTGAGAGCCTTGGGAGCCTTGGGACCCTTGGGAACCCCGAGACCCCCGAAAGCCCTGAACCAATTTTGGAAATAACCCCCAAGCAACTAAGCCCAGTTCTTAAAGCCCTCTCTAAACCAAAAGTGCCTGAGGAAACTGCAGAGTTAGACAAAAATGAATTAATTCAATTTACGGTTGATGACACACAAGTGGCACAAGTAGCTCAAGGGGAACAAAAGATAGTCAAACCCCAACCAAAGCGCACCCAACTTAGAAATACCCCTAGATTCTCAGCGCATAAGTAATGGCACAAAGTCTCAGTTGCATACCGCTAACTCACAATTTAGCCAGGTTGATGCTATTTGCAGAATCCAATGCTAAGTATGCTGGTTTACCTAGGGGGATGGTTAGGGGAAAAATAGTCGATGTCGATGACCCTGAGAATCTCGGTAGGGTGAGGGTACTATTTGATGCTATGAACCCGGAGGATATCCCTGAAATTGAAGGGGCCGGTTTATTTTCGGGTCCAAGGGACGGTAAAGGAAATTCATATTCCCATTGGATTGACGCTTCTCCTGCATTTGTCGGTAAGCAGCCCCCTGACTTGGTAGGGTCCAGAGTAAATGTCATACTAAGTAATGGCCAATATCACTATGCCATCTTGAGTGATACCCTTTACGACCCACAAAACCTAACAGAACAAGCGGCAGGGGGGTTGACAATTCCTAATAACTCTTCCATGACCCGCCTCCCGGCTTACCCCTCAGGGAGCCTGCCACCACCTTGCAAGGAGAACCGTGGTTGCTCTGTCATAGAAGAGGATGGCCCCATGAGTTCTGACTGGGTATGCGTCTGTCTGAAAAGAAACGGTGAGTATATCTGGGTAAGGCATTGTGACTTGCAACATGGACACGCAGGGGCTAATGATTCCATTCAACCACCAGACTCTTCTGGAAATAGGCAAAACCCCATTCAAGCCGGGACGGTAGGCGACTGTACTTTTCCAACATCCAATGGCCAGTGCAAAAGATACTCAGCTTTCGGGACTGCGCCCACTGGTAACCCATTTGGGGTCGATGCTAATTGGAATCCTCCACCGATGAGCGATAAACAACCATTCCCTTTCGAAGACCCTAAGCTCCTAGACATGGGTGCTGCGATGGATTTTGTGAGGAAGGATGCCGGGTACATAGAAGGCCAAATTAAAGGCTCTTTTACTACCGCATGGACTCCACAAATTCCAGCGACTCTACCAGCAATACCTGGCATAAACTTTGCGGAGACCGCTTTAAAAACAGCACAAAAAGCCCTCTCTATCGCTGAGGCTGCAAGGAACATCATATCAGATCCCACAACATTTATTCAGTCAACTGCATTGGCGGCCCTACAATCGTATTCCCCTCAAACTAATTTCATACTAAAAACGTTACAAAATCCCCAAGGCACTATAAACACTGTTTACTCATCTTTGACTTCCGCACTAAACCCCTTCAAATAATGGCATTCGAAAGTAACTACAACGCTGATTATGACCCAGGGTTCCCAATCTATCAAGGGTTCGGTCAAAGTGCCACAAACCCGTTAGCTCCAGTTTTTTATCAGTCCCTTGGTGTAGTTAATAATTTGTCGGTTTATGATTCAATTTATGCGTCTCGAAGCATATTTGCCGATGTATCATTTTCTGTAGGTGACAGCTTGCTTAGTAAAGACTTGTTTAGCGTCGGGGTCCCAACTAACTTTCTTAAGGCAGTAAATTGCGAACAACCCGTAAACTGCGAGCAACCCGTAAATTGCGAACAAACCCTCAGGGTAAATGATATTACAAATACCGACCGCCTGATTGTCGCTGGTAAAGAGTTTAGACCAACTAGAATTGTAACCCAGAATGGCACATTCACAGTACTCGCTGCGATTTAACAATGGCTATCCGCCGACCTTCAATTTATCGCCAAGACCTATTTGCCTTTCAAGATTTTCTATACTATGAAAATGGCCCAGAACAAGGAAGATACATCCTCGGTAAATACGACGGAGAACCCTATGAATCATTGCAGCAAACTTTTGACTATCCTGCACCTGATTTCGGGGGCGGCTATATTGTGTCCAGAATCGATTACACTCTTGTGGGTAATCTTATTACAGTAGAGCATTGGGAGATTAACTGGAGAGACGAATGGCCCCTGAGACTTGCTGCCCAGGTATTGGTCAATTGCTTGTACCCGGAGGGGAAAGGCTTCCTAGTCAGAGTCAATAGAGATGCCTATCCATTTTGGGTATCAGAGAATTTCTTCCCCGTAACCAATGAACCTGACGATTACTTAATTCTGAGATAATCATGGCAATACCCAAATTAAAGGAATCCACTTTAACGACCCCAAATAATGTTGTCCTATTCTTTGATGGGCCATTAGACATTACCATACCTGTCCCCGTCTCCAGCTTCACAGTATGCTTCGGTCAATATGGGGTGAACACCATAGTGTACTCCTCAGATACGATGATCTCACTGGGGTTAGATTCTGCATTGTCCCCTTGGGATGAAGTCTTTGTTTCGTATGAACCACCACTAGACCTAAATGTATGCCTCAGGGGGCCCATACCACCGGGTTCAAATGATGTAATCAAAAAGAGGAATGCCGTCAGGGCCTTTTATAGGTTTGCTGTTAAAAATACGTTAGCCCCTGACGAAAAGACCGATGGCACCCAAAAAGGGTCTAACCTAGGGCAAACCATCGGCGGCTATGGCTTCCCCTATCAGGATCGCTCAGGAGTTTTAACGCCCAACCGTTCAGACCCACGTAGCGCATCCCCGGATGATTTCATCACAGCCTTCGGCCTTAAAGAAGCCGTTCAACTGACAAATATCGATGATGCTTCTGCGACTAGCGTTAACATAGTTAAGCTCAGGATGGCCATTGAGGATGCTAATTCTCTAATTGACTCTTATATTGAGCAGTCTGGAAAGGCTGGCAAAGTACTAATTACCAGTAGTCGCAGAAGGACTGCATTAATTATTGCTAGATACTACCTTGATACAGTCCGTAAAAGAGATGATATCAAAAGTGATTATGTAGAGGCTCTTAAGCAACTAGATGCCGAACGGCAAATGACTGCTATTCGGGCAGGACACGGGGACTCTGCTATTGATACTAAACGCGGTATAATGCGAACATGGCGTATTCCACAAAGGTATAATGGTGTATCCGGAAAGGGTTTCGGCGGTTGGAATACAGACCCAGCCGGGGATCAATCCCCAGATTACCGATTGGGTTATGGCGCCACAGGACAAAATAATACCAACTCCAACTGGATAACAGATAGTAATTATGAAGACCTGGGGGGCACCCCACAAGTCATACAACCCAATGATGCGGGTGGCTACGACATCGGCGGGTCAAATACAATATTCCCATGAGGTAAACAATGGCTGAACTTTCTACTATAACCCGCATAGAGCAGTACTTATGCGACTCCCTAATAGCATCTCCTTTAATTCCACTTAATGTCAATGTCCTACGGCTGGCAGATGCCATGGATAACGAGGGTGTGGTAAATCAGACTAACAACATTGTGGTTAGATTTGTAGGGGCATCGTCTAATGTGACAAATAAAATTCCCCTTATTTACGATAAGAGGATGCAATTTGAATTGAATTTCCTTTGCCAAAATTACCTAACCAGTTCTGGCCATGATTTTGCTACTCAGTTGTTAATGGGTTCAGAAATCACAATTTCAGGTGGGGTGCCGTCGGGTTCTTTCGTGCAAGTTATTGAGCCGTTCCACTGCGCATCGACCCAATTTAGGGGGATAACCGAGCAATCTCAATACGCATACACCCAACTATATACAGTAACAGTACAGGAAGTCTACCCATACGTCGCATTAGACCCTTGCGTCCAAAGGGGAGATTGCAGGCAGTTGTTCCCAGGACTTAATGTAGCTACCACATTGCCCCTAGGCGGAGTAGTAGACGAGGCTTCCGGTAGTATTTATGTCCCATGGTACCCTGGCGCTAATCCGTCAGAATACGAGTTTTCCAACCAGTCTGGCATCAGATGGAGTAATGAAGTAACTCAAAGTGGAGACTGGGTCTTTATTTGCGATCCTTCCGAAGTATACATAGAAGACCCCTTGGGGCAACCTATTTACTTGCTAAGTAACAATAGCTATACCGAAGATGGTCGCCTAGTGGTTACCGTTTGGGACGCTCAAACTAGGCAGCCACTGAGGGAAGTTTTCTATGTAGATTCCGGGAAAAAGCTAGCTAGATATGCTGTTGAACTATGGAGGAATACACTGGAAGGGGCAACCGATGGCAATAGCGGCATTGCATCCGATTCTGTCAAAGAAGCCATTTTCTTCCAGGGAATGAATACCGGTGAATTTGCAGTTGTTAAGGGGGCTTTTCAAATTTTCTACTCAGACCCCCTAAACCCAGAGGCAAAAACCCAAACCCTGGCGGGAGGTTCATTAATTGGGGTAAAACCAGATATATTCATTCAAGCGCCTAAGGGAAGATTTTACTTCGTGGGTCAATCCCCTCAAGGGAAAGGTTGGTTACTAGAAGGTACATTTGAACTTGCTTCCATGAATTCCCTGTGGAAACTTGGGTGTGGGGTTTGCCAGGGTGGGCCAGAACCTACGGCCCTGTGTTGAAGATTGCCATGATTGCCCTCGTAAAAATGGGATCCAAGTGGCAACTCCCAATCTGATGTGCAGGCAGGAAACTCTACACCTTGTCAACTTTGCTAATTGTTAAATGGAAACTCCAAGATCCCTATGGGCTCAGTACCATACGGCAGTTAAATCCGGCGATAACAAACTAGCTGAAACCCTACTAAGAAGATTGCACTCCTACAAATCTACCCCTAAACCACAGGGTTGCTCAAGTTGTAATAGGAGATTCAGATGATGAATCAAAATGAAAAAATTCTACGCCAAAAGGAAAAGCTAGCTCTCAGGACTTTACAAGTAGCTGAGGACTCCTTGACTATTATCCAGGCTTCTTTGGAGGAGTGTAGTACTGACGATTTAGTGAAAATTTTTAACTCCTCCGTTAAAGCCCATAGAGATTTCATTTCCGATGCGGCTGCTTTGACAGAAGGTGAAAGTAAGTCTGAGAAGGAACTCACTAAGGAGTATATAGGTACTGCGGCTGAACTCATTAAGAAGTTTAAACCCCAAGTATGACACTCCCACGGCCGATAATAAACCACGCTAGTCAACTAGATGAGCACAGCTCATGGCGCCATTACATTAGGGGTTTACATCATCTTAATGTCTTAGAAGCACCAAACTCTGTCATTCAGAACTACATGTTTGAGTCTTCTAGGTATTGTTTCCTGGCTTTTGCAGACTTAATGAAGGGTGGTGCGTTAAAGGTCGCGGATTTCCATGAAATTATTGCCAGTGGTTTTGAGGATCTAGCAAATAAACGCTACCATAACTTGATCGTATCCTGTCCTCCTCGATCTGGTAAATCAATGCTGGCATCAATGTTTGTGGCTTGGTTACTAGGGAGAGATCAAGAAACTCAACACGTTATTGCCTCTTATGGTTTATCACTGTCCAATAAGTTCCATAAGGAAGTTATCGGCATGTTGAAGACACCTGTCTTTAAGAAAATCTTCCCCGATTGGAAAGGTTTTGCCAAGGATTCTAAATTTGAGATGCTTAGTGGCGGATACATCCTGCCTACTTCTGTCGGTGGTGTGTTGACTGGCCATACGGCAGGGTCTGTAAACATTATTAGCCCAGGTGTGGGGGCCATGGTAATCGACGACCCACTGAAAAGCTCAGCTTCTGCCAGGGCTTTTGAGAGTCTCCAAACGTGGTGGCAAGAAGAGGCATCGACACGTAAAACTAACAATTATTGCCGTCTAATTATTGCGACCAGGTTTCATGCCAATGATTTGCATGGCCAGGTTTTAGAATCGGACGGCAGCTATGATGAGGAAGAAAACCCGGAAGGTTGGAGATGGGTGAATATTGCGGGCCTGTGTGAAGACCCCGTCGATGACCCCTTAGGCAGGCAAATCGGTGAGTCCCATTGGCCTGATAACCCGGCATTCTCGATTGATATGCTGGAGGCCCAAAAGAAAACTATGGGCAGTTCCAAATTTGCGGCCCTTTATCAGGGAACTCCAACTGCAGCAGAAGGTCAAATTGTAAAGGCCGGATGGATCGCCATGGTAGAAGAAAAAAAGTGCCCACCACTAGATGTAGTATGGCTGGGTGTAGACTGTGCGTTTTCTGAAAAAGAAGGTGCAGACGAAACTGCGGTCTGTGTGGCTGGAATTTCGACTAGAGATCCCAGAACTGTTTACATTAGGGAAATCGTTAAAGGGAGATGGGGCTTCCCGGACTTGATTGCCTCTATTAAGCAACTACATTCCTTCTACAAACCAAAAGTAATCTGTATCGAAAAGGCAGCATCCGGCCAATCTTTGATACAAATGTTGAGACGGGAAACAAAAATACCTGTAGAAGAAATGAGACCCCTTAGGTCAAAAACGGTTAGACTCGAAGCTGTTTGCCCACTCTTAGAGAATGACAGGGTTAAACTTGTTGAGGGGTTATGGGTAGATAGTTTTATTAAGGAGCTAACAGGATTCCCCTTCGTTAAGCACGATGACTCGGTGGATGCGTTTGTGTGGTCCCTGACGTACTATGCGATGAAGCTAGACACCGTTGACCGTGGGATACAAGATGCTATAATACAAGCGAGGAGGTGGAGCGGAGGAAACAGAAGGCCATTCTTGGGTAATTCAAATTTACCTACTGGTAGAGTAGGGAGGAATTTACCTTCGGCTGGACTTTACAATAATTTAGATTCTGGTTCTGGTTTTATCGGTCCAGAGTCTTTTTCCAGACCTCGCCTCAATAGGGATGACACTGGTTATGGGTTATCGCTCTGACCCCAGGTAAAAAAAGTCCTAGAGCAAACCAAAAATCAACACAAGCCAACACAAGCCAACACAAGCCAACAAAATCTTAACTAAAATGACACCAAAACACCCGAAAATAACACACGCTTCCCAGCTATCGGAACATTCAAGCTGGAGAAAGTATAGGAGGGGACTTCTTGAACTTGAAATGAGAGGCGCGACTAAGGAAATAATTAATGACTACATTAAAGAGTGCGCCCAATATAGTTTCCCTTGCTATTTGTCTCGCGCCACGGAAGGCACAGACTCCTTGCTAAATTGGGAAACTTATGAAGTCTTGGGGTCCGCCTTTGAAGACATTGCCGAAGGCAGGTACCCAATCCTCTTAGTATCGATGCCTCCTCGTACTGGGAAGTCTACATTGGGCTCCCTATTTCTGTCTTGGCTCCTGGGGAAAGATCCTGATACTAACCATTTCGTAACTTCTTACAATGGGGGTATCACCGACTTAGCAGTAAGTAGAGTTAAGCAGTTGGTTAGTGCCTTTCCTTTTGAGGAATTGTTTTCAAAACTTGATTTGCGGGCTGATAGCGTAACATCGGCTAACATCCCCTGGCGTACGCACGGGTATCGTTCACCTTGGGGTGGACCCAACGGGGTACCAGGGGTTTGGTTAATCGATGACTATCACAAGTCCTCAAATATGACAGTAAATAAAGACTGGATAGAAAAGGAAATTATGACCCGGCGCCACCAAAACAGTGCCATAGTTGTTTTTGGGTCAAGATGGGGCGATGAAGACATTTTCGGCTACTTCTTAGATAAATTCGGTGTTTTCGACCCCGTATCAAACCCGAAAGGAGCCGTCCACATTAATTTGTCAGCAATTATCGAAAGTAAAGAAGAGGCAGAGGCTGACATTCTTGGTAGGAATGTAGGGGAAACCTTGAGTAGAATCAATTCCTACTGGTCCCCCGAAAATCTGAACCATATTAGAAGGAATATCGGCGATGAAAAGTTCTCCTGGCTCTATAAGGGATGCTCACCGACACCGAAAATCCCCCCATTAGATAAAGTAATTATTTCTGTTGATCCTGCTTTCAGTGCCGGCAGCATTGATAAAACAGGTATTTGCATCGCAGGGGTTACAAAGAAAAGGGACTACATGTATGTCCTTGACACTTACGAAGGCAATTGGGACTTGAAAACTGTCGGAGTAATCCTAAGCCTAGCAGTTAAGGCATACGAAGCGGAAGAAATTGTACTTGAATCCGCCATGGTAAGTGCAGCTTGGACTGTGTACCTACAGGGCTTAGGGTTAAACGTTTGCGTAGGTAGCAAGCCGAGACAACCCACATTAAACGTTATCTCCCATATGCTAGACTCAGGGAGAGTGAAATCTTCCAATCCTAATATCCAAAGCACTTTGAATAGATGTGATGACCCCCAGATTCCATTGGGGCCCCCGTCCGATACCATGTGTGCAATCTTAGTTAGCTACAGTCAACTACTACCCATCGTTACCTGACGGCAAATTGCGATTCGCAACCGCATAAAAAGTTGCTGTTGTTACCAACAGTTTCTCATGGCTATTTCACCAACCGATAAAAACCCCGCTATCATGCAGGAGCTACACGGCACCCGCTGCCTGATTACCGACCCTGCTTCTGACCGATACCTCAGCCAAGCGAAAAAAAGACCTCAATACACAATCCCGAAAGACTCCTACTCCCGATGGTGTGGTGGCGCTAATGGATTCGACTTATTCGTCGAAAGGGTCCATGAATGAGTACATAGAGTGGTTGCTCAACCACGATAAATGGTGGTCTCTCTAATGCATTAGCTCTCTAACGGGAGCTTTTTGCCAGGGGCAGGGTAAAATAAGGTCGTAGAGTTCCCTTTCACAAATGACTCTGCCTATTAGTTTAGAAGGGGGTGAGGATCATGTAATCCAAATTAGCAACGAAGCATACACGTTATCCACAGTTGTCATTAACCCTCTTTACCAAATGTTGAGATCAAAAGACAAGCGCAAATCGCGCCGCGCAGAGTCCGCCCAAATGGTTGAGCACTCTTATAGGGGAATGGATGTTCTACCCTTTTACCCGAAAACAAACCATCAGGAGGACTTGTGGTCTTCTTTAAATAAGAATACAGTCACCATTGCTATAGGCCCATCAGGAGTTGGAAAAACCTTAGTGGCGCTATGGTGGGGATTGAGTGAAATTTCTAAGGGTAACATTCAAAAAATTTATTACATTAGAAGTGACGTAGGCTGTTCTCACCAAAGAAATAGGGGGGCTCTTCCTGGAACCCTGGAAGAAAAAATGAAGCCACTGGTGGGACCTGTTTATGACAATTTGGTTGTAATGACTAGAAGCAAGGGGGCTGCGGATTACCTTGTAGATAAAAAGATTGTAGAACCCACACTCCTAGAGGATTTGAGGGGGAGATCACTAAATGAGTGCCTAATTCTTTTTGATGAGGCCCAAAATTCATTACCAGAAAATGTTAAAACCGTCCTCAGTAGGGTTGGAAAAGACTCGAAAGTTGTCATTACGGGTGACACAAGGCAAATTGACCTAGATGTATTTAAACCTGAAAATGGACTTTTAGATTGCTATCACCGGCTTTCCTCCATTAGAGGGGTGGGGAGAGTTAAATTTGAAAGAGGGGACATCGTCAGGAACGGCATCATAGCAGAAATCTTGGAGGCATACGAAGCTTAATGGATAGGGGGGGGAGTTAGTGTGACCCTGGGTAAATCTTATTCATGGACTACTATATACCCCGTCATCTATTAAATTCCCCATAGGCAGGTACGAGGACTAATGATCGAAATAGATAACCCTAAAGAATTTGATTTTGCAATTGCAGGAACCATTCAGCACCTAGGCGCACCCCAGAGATGGGGGGGTCCGGGAAGAAAAGATGTTCTTTAGGGAAATCTTGTCGCTCAACTTGCATTCAACGGGGTTTAGTTTGCAGAGTTGAATTAAGCCCATATATTGCAGATTCCCTTGGGAAATTCATCAAGCTAATGAGAAGTGGCGAAGTAAAAGCTCACCCTGACTTAAAGATAGACTTTAACAGGAACTCCATCATGGGTGCCATCCGGGATTTAAAAACCCTGGACCCAGACGCCCCCCGCAGAGTAGAAGTTCTCCAGAGGATTTTCAATAAGACTAAGACCCTATTCATGGACTGGAAGGACATTGCAGGCAACAAAGAAGCCTTCAGAAGCGCATTTTCAGGGTACTTCAAAAACCCAGATTTCACCATCTCGCAGAAAATCTACAATAAGACTTGGGGCGGGTTAGCGTATAAAGAAGGGGTCACAGTTATTCGGTCAGCTCAGGGGTTTACCCCGCAAGTAAAGAAAATAAAGGCCACTGCCGAAAAGCACTTATCCAGTGCCGCCCAAGGTAAAGAACTGCCACACACTATGGGTAAAGCTCCAGGGTCAGCCAGCAATAATACACTGGTGACGTTAGTCCACGAACTAGGGCACCACGCTCACTTCAAAGCGAAAGAAGTTGGAATTCCCGATAGCTTCAAAAGAGTTAGCACATACAGTAAAACAAATCAACTAGAGCACTATGCTGAGCTATTTTCAAGTTACATATTCGCTGGACCCAAAATGAAAAAACTTTTTCCAGCGGAATATGAACTGGTGGAGTCTGTTCTAAGGGAAGGGAACTTACTGAGGTAAACTATGGATAGCATCGAAAAAGCCCAGGCCTTAATTCGTAAGGCACCTTCCGATAAAGAAAACTTCGATAAATATGCAAAAGCCTTGTCTGCCTTGTCTGATTTAGAGGGAAAAAGAGGGGACATGGAGTCATCTGAGTTTATCAAAAATGAACTAATGGAAGCCCTACTGGTAGCTACCCAATGAGAAGAGACACAAGATTTAATAGGCCACCCCGTGAAGACCTAGAAGGTAAATTACCAGTGGGTACGCTAACCGGTAGCCAAGAAATGGGAATCTGGAACATGATGTTACAATCTGATGATCCCTCAGAAGTTTGTAAATGGTATAGAAGCTACAGGGACAGCCCACACTGTGAAGTGCCAAAGGAAAAACTTAGGGCCATGCGGGACATCATGGTAAACGGTATGAGGGAAGCCAACAAGAAAGACCCTGCCAGAAGATTAGAAAAAAGAAAAGGTATCCATTACACGGATTACGAAAATGAATGGATTTTAAAACCTAGAGAAGGGGCTTGACATGGACAAAACTGAGGCTAAAATTAGAGACTTATACAGGATTCCTTGCGGCCCCATGGAAATTTCTGCCGATTCAGTGTGTAGAAGGGGGTTGAAAGACTCTATGGATAAACTCCTAGATAGGTTAACTCATGAGATTCACCCCGTGGTTATTGATGATGCTGACGATGCTGACGGAAATCACGCTGAAAAGGAAGAAACTGACGATGAGAGAAAGGAACGTCTCATTAAAGAGGGTAAATTAAAGGCTGAAGTCAAGGCCACCATAAGACAATATGAAGAGGAACTTCAAGGCAATAGCAAATTATTGCAAGATATTTCCGGTAAAATTGAAAAGTGGTGACCCCTACCGCCAGCACGATGGGTAATAATCATTGGTCTAAGTAGGTCTCGGGGCACACTTTCAACATTTGCTGAAATAGGCCTAAAAACTGAAAGCTGAATGGACCAGGGCCCAACACCCCAAACCCCTCCCCCCCAACACTTAAACATTCAAGTACCGACCCTTAAACAAATGACGAATAGAATCAACGGCGATTTTGAACAGGATGCTATTGAAGCTTTCCGCGCAGCTTATGCAGCTCAATTGTCAAACCCTGAAGATCACGAAATTGACCCCATTAATGGGTTGCCAACTAACGTAGTTCATAATACATCTCCCTGGATTGAGCATACCGGGCTCTGGAAAGCCAATGATGGTATGTCCCGTGACTTTAAACCCAACCAGCCATTTAATCCAGACGATTATTTTCCGGCTAGCCCGGGAGATGGTGCCGAAGAAGTTGATGAAGATGCCGAAGATGCCGAAGATGCCGATGATATTAAAGATTCAGATGAAAACTCAACATTCCTAACCGATGAAGAATTTAAACGCCTTTCTGAAGAGATTTGGGGTTCGGATGAGAGCGATTCTGACGATGACGCAGAAAGTGACTCTGACGACAACGACAACAGCAACGACAACGAAACCCAATACGAAGAAGACCCTTATGAGGAGTCCGAAGTCGAAGGTGAAGAAGAACTAAATGAAGATGAAATTGATACCCTGATCGATGAGATCCTTAGCGAAGGTGGCGATGAAGACTCGGACGATGACGATGATGATGAAGACGGGGAATACAACGACAAGGAATAAATTGGGTAAATTTAAAGCATAAATACCCTGAATTCAATGGCACCCCTGGGAAAAACGGAAGCTGAAATTAATACCGCAAAAAGAGGCCAAATAGCCAGACTAGGCGGCCTCAATTTGCCCAAATTAAAAAGAAAAAAGTGCAACAAAGGGAAATCTTGCGGAGCATCCTGCATCCCGAGATACCATGTTTGCATGGTTGATATCCCCTGGTCTTTAAACATGGGCCTAAATAAAGCTGTTGAAGCAATTAAGAAAGTTCAAAAGGTATCCCCGGCTAAGAAGTCCGCAGCGAAGCCCCTAGCAAAACCCTAAGAAATACATTGACCTTCTATACGACAAGGTCTGATGGCAAGCAAAATGTCTGAATCCGATAAAAAATACCAAAAATTAATGGGGGCTTATAAAGTCGCCCGCAGAGACCCTGCTGATTTAGAAAAGGCCCAAACCCTCCTTAAGGCAGCCCAAGAATTAAAGAGTTCAGGCTCGGTATCTCCCGAAGTAATTGAGGGGATGCGTTACCTTTAAGAATTAACCAGTCAGCAAAGGGTAAATCTAAGTAGATTCGCTGAAGGGCAATGAAAGAATTCAACGAGAGAGCATTTTTAGTCAGAGCTTTGGTGGCTATTTTTGTAGCACAAATTGCCATGATAGGGTATGAAAATATATCGTGCCGCAATAACCTAAGGAAATCACCAAATGATTCCTACTCAGCTTTTTGCTTAAAAATATCCGATAGTTTCTCCGAAACTGCCAAATCCGCAGCCAATGTCTTCTTAGCGTTGCTAGTACCCGCTGCTGCTTTGGGGATGGCTGCCAAGGGGAGTTCCGGTAAGTCAAACAATAAGGACAATAGTTTAGATAGCAACTCAGATGCAAATACCGAAGGCAAAGGGTAAAAGAAATAAGTTTCTAACTACTCTTATGCCTTACGGAGAACACATGGATTTCTCCTCTGTACTCTTGCCGGGTGTCGGGGGACAGTTAAATGCCAGTAATGCCATTTCTACTGATCAGTTGATGAAAAGGAATAAAATCGGCCGTAAATGGTCCCCCACCCCTGAAGGTGGCTTGTCGATGCACAAGGAGGCTATTCTAAAGGGCAATAAGGCCATCCGAGAACGGAGGGCCAACCTAGTCAATAGGGACTATGATAGCCACGCTGACGGGGCAGATGCTATGAAGGAAATCATGGGTCGCCGCAAAGCTAGAATGGATTCTTTCAAAGAACTTAAAAGAAAAGAATATAACTTTGCAGACGATACCGAACTGATGTCAATTCCCCAACCGTTCAAAGAAGATAAATGCAAGTCTTGCCAGTCGGGTAATTGTAAATGTAACTCATGTAACGCGAAGCCAAGCAATTCAGCAAAATTCAGGGAATGGGATGCTGAGTCCAGGGAAAAACTAAAGGCAGGAAAAACAAAGGGGGAATTCGCAGGCCCCGGAATGTCTTTCCCAATCGCTAGCCCCCAAGATGTCGCTGCTGCATGGTCATCCGTAGGTCGCACCGCTGATCCACGTAAGGTTATGGCTGCCATCATCCGCATCGCAATCAAAAACAAATGGGAATCTGGTTTACCGGAAACTGTCAGGCAAAGGCTTGAAAATGGTGGTAGTGGTTTACCGGATGGCAATTGATGGAATACGACTGGAACCGCCTACAGGGTCTTGGCTTTGATTTGCAGTTTGTAGAGAGGGCCCTACCTGCTAGGTATAAAAAAGGATTGACCCCCAAGGAACAAACCATCGCCAAGGAAGAAGCTAAAGAAACGATGCAAAAGGCTAAAGACCCTGGAGTATCACCCAAAGACCTATACAAAGATTGGGAATCTGACGATAAGTTCAGGAAAAGAAACGAAAAAATCCCTCAATCCCCCGCAACTAAAGCCTTCGATGATAAGTATTCAGAGGGGTCTAGCAAGGCACTAAAAGCAAAATCTGAGAAGTCCGGAATTTCTGCTAGTATCCTAGGAGAAGTATACAGTAGAGGGATCGCAGCATGGCGTTCCGGTCACCGGCCCGGAGTTTCCCCGCAGCAATGGGCATTAGCCAGAGTGAATTCATTTATTACAGGAGTTGGTAAGGCTCGCCAGGCTGATAACGACCTTTGGAAAAAGCACTCTAAAACCAAATAATTTACCAAATTCTATGACCACTCCAAATAATATCAGTCAAGGGGCCCCTGCTCCGCAACCTGCTCCGCAACCTGCTCCCCAAGCCCCAGTCAATTTCACTTTTACCGGCGATTCCGTGTTGGTCCTTGGGTTTGCCCTTTGGGCCCTTGTTACCAAGGTGATTGCCCCCCGAACTATAAATAAACTAGATGTCTTTCTAAATCACATCGAGAAAGAAAAGGAAATCAACACTTGTTTGGCTCAAATTGGTATCATAACTAATGCTTCTAGGGTTATTTTGTGTTCCTTCCATAATGGACAAGTTGATTTTACGGGGTACCACCTCCAAAAAATGTCCACTACCAATACCTACACAGCTAAAGATAGTTCTGCTATGGCATCCCCGGTAAAAGATATTCAAATAGGCAGTTTCATAAGGGATATTGAAGCCATGCTTAAGGAAAATGATTGGTTGACTGTGAAATTTAGTGAGGAATTGCCTCAAGCTTGTAAGGACTATCTGTCTAGGAATGGGATTGACTGTTTCTACAATAGGATGGTTAAGGTGGGTAATTTGCCAATTGGAATCTTGTCAGTTCAGTACGGTACTGAAGAAAGGAATAAATTTGATTTAACAATAAAAAGCAATAAGGATACCTTAGAAAACCTGTACCTGGAAATTTCCGAAATCATGAGGACACGATTCATTCAGCCATCGCCACTCCGGAAATTATTTAAATGGTGGCCTCGCTAGGTATGGCGGTATTTAATTCCCAAGTATTACGACCCCAACCCTCACAGGGTAACATTAATTACTTCCTGAGATAAAATGACTATTTCTGAGTACGATTGGAGACGTCTCCAAGGTTTGGGCTTTGACTTGAATTTTGTGGAGAATGCTGCCAAGGGTGCTAAAGGTCCCAGGACTACCAGATCTGGTGAAGCATCAGGGGGTCAAAACCCCGACCTTACCCCAATGGATAAGATGGCCATTGCCCCCGGTATGAAAAAAGAACCCATCACAAAACCATCGACTTTTATCATGGGGGAAGGGGACGCTGATTTCGAACCTAATGGTGGTATGTTAATCACTCAGTTAAAATCAATGCAGGATAATATCGCCACTTCCTTAGGAATGATCACCCCCAATAGCAACTCAGACCCCTGGATAGCATCAAAAATTTCAGAAGCTTCCCACAGTTTAACAGCAATTGCAGACTATTTGAAACATGGAGAGAAAGAGTAATGCTTTACGGTAGTGCAAATTTCAGCGATGAAGCCCTAGAGGCATTCTATAACATGTTTGCTGAGCAGTTTGGGGAGACTTATGACAAGTCTAAAATGGCTTGTAATAAACCACGCCCTACTAAATCTGGCGACGAAAAAAGCCATGTGGTCAAATGGTGCCATGACGGTAAGGAAGAATTGAAGAAATTTGGCCAAAAGGGGGCAGAAACTGCTGGGCCACCTAAAGAAGGTGAATCTGAACGCATGAAGATGAAGCGTAAAAAGTTTAAGTCTAGGCACTCCAAGAACATCGCTAAAGGGCCATCTTCATCGGCCTGGTGGTCGAATCGATTTAAATGGAATGAAGCCATGGATATTATGGCCAGAAAAAACATCGACTTCAATTAGGGTAAAAGAAAACATAATGGACTCTTAAAATGAGAAAAGATAAAATCTCAAAAGAAGCATACGATAAGGCGATCCAAGCTTATTCCCATAAGCCCACAGATTATGCCAAAGGTACTGTAATGGAGCCTACAGTAGTCCTGGGCCTTCGACCTAGTTATAGCGAGTATGGAGACCTTGGGAAAAAGCATACGGATTTAACCAGCCAAATAGAGTCCCTAAACGAGAAAATGAAAATCTCCCGTCAGAGGGGGGCGTTTCAATCCTTGCAAGAACAAATGAAGCAAGTTAAGGAGCTAGTCAAGAAGCGCGAAGACATAGATGCCAAGATGGCCACCCTGGACCTGGCCAGAAAGAATACCGATGACCACCGAATCGCCACAGGTGAAGAATTGTCATATTCCGAAAAGATAGACACAGTATCAAACCGAATCGCTAGACTAGAGACTTTACTAAACGGGGGCTGAGTCCGTGTTTGGTAAAGGGGACAGGTGTGATATAGGAAAATCATGTGGGTCAACGTGCATCTCCCGAATAAAAGTTTGTAGGGTTGATTTTGGAGATAACATATCTAAATCTATTGACCGTATATCCGGGTCTATTGATGCTAGTTTCATCGATGATGCCAAGGAAAGTCTGGAAGACTACTTGGCGAGGGTGAAACCAAACACAAAAGCAAGCACAAAATCTGTACCCAAAGTAAATCAAGAGTCAATCAAGAGGCCAGGAAAAATAATTACTGGTAACACACAATGGGCCAGAGATGATGCTTCTGATTTTGATTCTAGTTTCAAGGTAGGTAGGATCATTAATGGCACTAAGGATCAATTTGACTGGTCCGGGTCCCTAAGTAAAGGAACCAAATTAGGGGAAGGTGGATTTGGTACTGTGCTCTTGATAAAAGGAAACCCGAGCTATGCCGTTAAACGTGGCCAGGTAAGTACAACGGAAGCGGAAATAACTCAAATCTTAGGGAAAGCCGGTTTAGGTCCTAAACTGATATATGGGGAAATAGCCAAAGGCAAACCAAAGGCAGAGGGTGGTGTCTATATAATAAATGGTCGTATAGTCATGGGACTGGTGCCAGGTGAGAGTTATGGTAACTTTAGTAAGTCTTCAGACAAAGTAGGAAAGACATCCATTGGAGATGCTTACTGGTTCTTGAGATCACAGGTCCATAGGCTCGGGATAGCTCACAACGATGCACATAGTGATAACGTATTGATCGATAAAAATGGTAGGTCCAGGTTTGTTGATATGGGCTTATCGCAGCAAAGCGTCAAAGCAGCGTTATCTGAAGCACTGGGGGCTTTTACCAACAAGGGGTTTTTACCAAAAGGTTCGACTTTCGACCTTAGAAAAACTGATCCCTTGACCTCTGGGGACCATAGATCAAAAACAGACCCCCAAATGGGAGTACATAAAGGGTCAATCAAGGGGGATGCCCCCCAGAATTTGCTAAAAATGAGGGACAATCTGCCCAGGGTTTACGATGCGCTCAGGAGTCACGGCATCTCCGACAACGAAATTACCTATATGATTGTGTCCAGGGTTGGGCAGCCCCTGAAGTCATACAAGAAAGGCCCATGGGCCAAGCTATCAAACAATGACGCTGCCAAAGTTATCGACATTTTGTATGATGGAGTCAAAGACTATTCTAAGGATTAAGGGGTAAGAATAGGGGCGCCTTTGCGCTCAAATAGAAAGCTCTTTAGCAATGACCAGAGAACAATCAGCAAACAAAATCATTTTCGCAAAATCCAGCCTTCTGGGTAAGCGTCCTACCAACCAACTGCAACCCGGCGAAATCGGTTTGAACACCAATAGCCAAGAACCGGGATTATTCTTTGGAACAACAGATGGAAGAGTAATTAAAGTTGGTCCTACGGCAGTTCTACCAGATGCCCCTACAAGCACCCCAGAGAGGGGTGAATCCTGGTTGAATACCGTTGACGGTACTTTGAATGTAGGTGATGCTGTAAGGTCATGGAGGTCAATCGCAGCGCCTTTCCTTGGGGGCAATGGTAATGTAGTATTTGTAGCCCCGGAATTTCAGTTCTCCTCGGATGCCATTGCCAATGATGGACAAGCATTGCCCTACCAGACATTAACAAGGGCTATCCTGGAGCTATCGAAAATTTATATCAGCAACGTACTGGCTGGTTTATCCCAGAAGAGTGAATCTAATAGGTACACAATCTTTTTGGCGTCGTCAAGATTCACCGCTAATAATGGCCCTGGGCAGAGCTTGTCGGACTTCTCTCTTGACTTATCAAATTATGGAACGGAAAATATTTCCAGCTCTGATTTAAGCAAATTTAACACTGAGAGCGGGTCCATTATAGTGCCATCTGGTATTTCTATCGTTGGTTTGGACCTGAAAAAGTGCGTAGTTTGCCCTTCATATGTACCTTCATACCGTAACCACACTTTCCCTACCGCATTAGCAGGAGTTAATCAACCTATAACTTCTATTTTTAAACTGTCAGGCAACTCGTCCCTTTCCAACTTTTCCATCAACGATAAAGTAAACTACAACGAAGTAGTCGAAGTTACCAATCAGAATACCTACGCACTATTCAGAACTAGGAGGCCCCATGGTCTAGAGTTGAATGATTTAGTTAACATCCAGTACTCACCTGGCATCGATCAAAGCACTGGGACTTTCTCTACTGGTGAATACTATGCCATCCCCATAACAACATATACTTTTCAGTTATCCACAGAAAAGCAATTACCATTTAGTGGAGCACCTAGCGTTGCGTTTACATCAATTCCACTTAATGTCAATTCCAGGACTGTGAGTTTCAGCTGTTCCCTTACTTTGAAATCAGCCCACAGACTAAGAGTAGTTGAAGAGGCATCTAAAAATGACTTAGCCGAGTATTATACTAAGGTTCAAAGAGCCTTCCCAGAATTCTTTGGGGGCAGAGTAACTGACGGTGATTTACTGGTTAATTCAGGTGATTTTGTCATCGTGGGCCCCACCGATACGGCATTCCCGAACAATATTAATTCAAATACTACAAAAAATTCATCATCCTATGTCAATCAGGTAAATCTAAAGTCTGATTATGGGATGTGTTTTACTGATTTTGACGGGTCCAATGTCCTTGGGTTTAAGTCCATCATTGCCAAC